GTGCCAAGTGTATCTCTATGTAGAATACATTTCTAATTAGCTAAGCGATATATGAAACTAATCTTATCGAAAATCTCTGGAATAACCTCGGGAAACGGGAGAAATGACGCTAAACGACTTAATATCAGAGTTGTTACGGTGTCAAATGATGACAAGCCGAAAAATCGGAAAACGCAAAGAAAAGCGGATTTAAGAAGAAGAATGGTTTGCAAATCATTACCCGTAAAAGAGTAAGATTTAACATATGAGAGATGCTATTGCACCGTTTGTCACCGATTTGCGTATCAAGGTCTAACTCGTTGATATTTAACTTTGCAAACAAAAAAAACGAGTATGGCAAGAAGTACATTCAAAGTGCTGTTCTACGTGAACGGCAGCAAGGAGAAAGACGGTATTGTCCCCATCATGGGACGAGTGACAATCAACGGTACTGTGGCGCAGTTCAGTTGCAAGCAGACCATCCCGAAAACCCTCTGGGATGCGAAAGGCAACCGAGCCAAAGGCAAGAGTTCCGAAGCACGGAACGTCAATCTGGCATTGGACAACATCAAGGCGCAAATCATCAAGCACTATCAGCGCATATCCGACCGAGAGGCATACGTAACGGCTGAAATTGTGCGCAATGCCTACCAAGGGGTAGGAAGCGAGTATGAGACACTGATAAAGGCTTTTGACAAGGATTGCGCCAACTTTCTGAAACGTGTCGGCAAAGACCGCAGCATCGGCACATACAAGGTCATGGTAAGGGCAAGGAACTATGTCGCAGCCTTTATCAAGTCATTCTATAGACGGACGGACATGTCCATGCTGGAACTTACGCCCGACTTCATCAAGGAATTTGCGGCTTATCTTACGGCTGAACGGGGACTGAAAAACGCCACCATCTGGCTGAACTGCATGTGGCTGAAAGGAGTGGTGATGCGTGCGCACTATAACGGACTGATACCGAGAAATCCGTTTGCGCAGTTCCATATCAGCCCGAATGTTAAGGAACGGGAATATCTGACAGAGGATGAAATCAAAAGAATCATGGCGCACGAGTTTGACAACCCCACCCTCGCATTGGTGCGGGATCTGTTCATTTTCGCCTGTTTCACCGCCTTGTCTTTCGTGGATATGAAAGAACTCACAACAGACGAAATAGTGGAGGTGAACGGTGAGAAATGGATATTATCGAAACGGCACAAGACAAATGTCCCGTTCCAAGTGAAGCTGCTGGATATTCCCTTGCAGATAATCGAACGGTACAAGTATCTGTCGGAAGACAGGCTGGTTTTCGGAAAAATCAACTATTGGACGATGTGCAAACAGCTGAAAAAGGTAATAGCGGAATGCGGAATAGAGAAGCAAATCTCCTACCATTGCGCACGTCATACGTTTGGAACACTGGCTCTTAGCAAGGGGATGCCCATTGAAAGCGTGAGCCGTGTTCTGGGACACACGAACATTGTCACGACTCAAATCTATGCGAAGATAACCACACAGAAACTTGACAATGACCTGACGATGTTCGGCAACAAGCTGAACGCATCGTTCGGAAATGTAATCCCATAACCAAGCATAGCCATGAAACGAAGCATCATCACAACAGACGGCAACGGCAATATCACCATGCCGACCGACATGAGCATAACCGCCATGAGCGAATGGGAACTTTGCGACCTGTTCGGAGTAACCGCCCCGACATTCCGTGCAGGGCTGAAGGCTCTTTGCAAGAACGGAGTTTTAAGGGAATACGGGATAAGGCGAAGCATACGGGTATCCGATAATTGCAGTATGGAGGTTTACAACCTTGAAGCAATAGTTGCCCTTGCTTTCCATATCGGCACATTCGGAGCGGAACAGGTACGCAATGCCGTTCTTGAAAGACTGTACCTGCGAAAAGAGAAAGTATGCTATCTCCTTTCGCTTGTCAATTCTTCAAATGATATGTAGTAGATTGTAGATTAGATAAATAGTAGGAACGCAATGAACACCTGCTATTTATCTTTTATCGTTTTTGCTCCTCTATAAATACATCTATTTCTCCTAAATAACCAATTTCTTTAGGAAGTACGAACATATTGTTCGGATTTACATATTTTCGAAAATGGTCTTCAATATCGGAAATTTCCAAATCTTCAATGCTTGTATTAGTATTAAATCCCACAGGTTGAATATGACACAATTTCCAATTAGGCAAAGCATAACTACCTAATGGTTTGGTGTACTTAGCATTTGCCTTAATCTCCTTTGTTGCCATAAACACCATTGGTAACTCTTTTTGGCTCAACAGCTCTTTGATTTGAGATAAGGTGAACACTATCCCTTTTAGAACATTATTATACACCCAAATAGCTACGGTATTATCTGAAACGATAATCTCTCTTCCACAGGGATGCACAAATGATTGACCTCGTTTGTTTGTTTCTTTGCGAATAATCAATGGCATATCTTTGTCTGCAATCCATTCCTCTATCAGATTATTCCAATTTTCAAGTACTTCAACATCTATCTGAGGGTTATTAGGAGAATTACGCCACAGTGTACCTATCTCCTTAATTTTCATTCGGATTTCTTTCTCTACCAAATCTTTTGTGGGCATACATCTTTCTGACTGTCTATATGGTGTAGGTCGTCCTGATATTAAAAATTGCATAGCTCGTTTGGGAGGATATTTACAACTATACAATCTGCCCTCTTGATAGCTCTTGGTTTCAATAACATTTGAAAAGACACGATAGAAATCAGCTTTTGTAAACTTGAATGTTCCATCTGGAGTATGAACAATAAATGAATCATTATCATTCAAAGGCTCAATCAAATCAGCCTTGAAACATAATCTACTACTTGTATATTCTACCATATACTAACTATTCAAACTAATTATACCGCAAAGGTACTCGAAATAAACCAAATGAGAGAATTTCTTTCGTTTATAATTGTCTTGAGTTTATAGCACACATCAAATTCATCTTCCCATAGTACTTTATTCACTATTCTGCTATGATTTGCGTAGAAACTTATCCGTCAATTACTTATATTTTTGTAGCTGACATTTTTTGAACCTAAAAGTATTTGAAAATGGAAGCTAACAAAGTAACATTAAGCCATAAACCGCCATCGGATGGCGGCATGGCAAAGGAAGAATTTATCCGTGTCGGGACAACGCTCTACAAGATTGTGGAGCAACCGAGACTGAACGGAGGGTATGTGAAGAAACGCATCGCATGGAACAACGAGACCCTGCGACAGGATTACGGCAAGGATTACATCGGCAGCGTTCCCAAGTATGACGGCTTCTGCACCGTACCCGAACACATCGGCTACCGTTCCGTGGTCGGCAAGTTCCTTAACCTCTACGAACCGATAAATCACCGACCGCAGGAGGGCGAGATATCGCATATCCAATCTTTGATACGGCACATCTTCGGGGAACAATATGAATTGGGGATGGATTATCTGCAACTGCTCTACCTGCAACCCATCCAAAAGTTGCCTATCCTGCTGTTGGTATCGGAAGAACGCAATACAGGCAAAAGTACGTTCCTGAACTTCCTAAAATCTCTCTTTCAAAACAATGTCACTTTCAACACCAACGAGGATTTCCGCAGTCAATTCAATTCCGACTGGGCAGGCAAACTTCTTATCGTAGTAGATGAGGTGTTGCTCAACCGCAGGGAGGACAGCGAACGGTTGAAGAACCTTAGCACTACCTTGTCCTACAAGGTGGAAGCCAAAGGCAAAGACCGTGACGAGATTGCATTCTTCGCCAAATTCGTGCTGTGCTCCAACAACGAGTATCTGCCCGTAATCATAGACGCAGGGGAAACACGCTATTGGGTGCGCAAGATAGACCGCTTGCAGTCGGATGACACCGACTTCCTGCAAAAGCTGAAAGCGGAGATACCCGCCTTTCTCCATTTCCTGCAATACAGACAGCTATCCACCGAAAAGGAAAGCCGGATGTGGTTCAACCCCACATTACTGCATACAGAAGCCTTGCAGAAGATTATCCGCAGCAACCGCAACCGGTTGGAGATAGAAATGTCGGAACTGCTGCTTGACATTATGGTTGCAATGGATGTGGATAGCGTTTCATTCTGCCTTAACGACCTTGTCGTACTGCTGATGCACTCGCAGGTAAAGGCGGAAAAGCACCAGGTGCGTAAGGTGGTGCAGGAGTGCTGGAAACTGACCCCTGCGCCAAACGGACTGACTTATACCACCTACCAGTTCAACTGCAATCGGGAGTGTCGGTATGAGCCGATAAGGAGAGTGGGACGCTTCTACACCGTCACAAGGAAGCAACTCGAATCCCTGTAATATTATCATTTTTCTGTTGAATTGTTGAATATGGGTATAAATACACTGACAATAAACGATATACATTCTCAACAAAATCTCAACAAGCCAAAAGAGAAGTTGAGAGACCACCGACACCCGTTTGTGGATTTCTCTTTTGGCGAGCGGTTTGTTGAGAAGATGTTGAGAGGTTACGAGGCTGTATATAAATATATTACATTAACAATTCATCAAATCAACAAATTTTCATCAACTTCAAAACCGTATGTAATATGACAATCCAAGATGTAAAGCAAATCAAACTGGCAGACTATCTGCAAAGTCTGGGCTATACGCCTGTAAAGCAACAAGGCAAGAACCTGTGGTATAAATCACCGCTACGGGAAGAAACGGACGCATCGTTCAAGGTAAACACCGAGCTTGAAAAATGGTACGACTTCGGCATCGGCAAAGGCGGAAACATCCTCGCATTGGCAGCGGAACTCTACCATTCGGAAGATGTAGCCTATTTGCTGAAACACATAGAGGAGCGGACAGCATACATCCACCCTGCATCGTTCTCTTTTGGCAGACAGCATTCCGACAATCAGCCTTATCAGGGATTAAGGGTTGGTGAGTTGTCCTCTCCTGCTCTTATAGCCTATCTGCAAGAAAGGGGAATAAACATCGGACTTGCCAAAAGAGAATGCAGGGAGCTTCGGTTTATGAATGCCGACAAACCCTATTTTGCCATCGGCTTTCCGAACATGGCAGGAGGATATGAAGTGCGCAACAGATACTTCAAGGGATGTGTCGCCCCGAAAGACATCACCCATATCCGACAGCAGGGCGGACAACGATGTATGTGTTACCTGTTCGAGGGGTTCATGGATTACCTTTCATTCCTTACCATCCGAGTAGAAAACAGTCCGCAACACCCGCGATTGGACACACAGGACTATGTCATACTGAACTCCGTTTCCAATCTTGCGAAAGCGGAAAGCTTATTGGAAACCTACACCCAAATCGGCTGTTTCCTTGACAACGACACGGCTGGACGGAGCACCTGCAAGAAGCTGAAAGAGAAGTTCGGGGAACGGATGCTTGACAAGTCAATGTACTATCGTGATTATAAGGACTTGAACGACTATCTGTGCGGTAAGCCCTTGTCCCAATCGGCAGAGCAGATAAAGGAGAAGAAGCAAGTCCAATCCGCAAGGCGGATGATGCAGCCACCGAAAAAGAAAGGGGGATTTCATCTGTAATATGCACGTCCGCTCTCCCAAGGTATTTAGACAGAAATACCATAGCTCAATAGGGCGTTTTCTTCACGCATTACTCCGTAACGCTAAAAACACCCTATCGAGCCAAAGGGAAATCCCTTTGGAAACCCTGTGCAAACGAGAGCAGAAGCCAAACTCGTTTGGATTATGCCGAGTGCTGCAATGGTTCATTTGCATAATAAACCCTGTGAGCCGATGCCACAGGCAGAGAGAAGAAACATAACGATAACCGCAAAAACAGTAATGATATGGGATATTTTTCATTGGACATTAAGAAGGCAAAGGGTACATCGGACACCACGCAGTCCGACCATATAGAGAGAAAGATAATACCTAAAAACGCAGATCCGACAAGAACACATCTGAACAGGGTGCTTGTCAAGTACCCCGATGGCGTTCATGGCAGGGATGAAGCGATTGCCCACAGGCTGAACACAGCAAGCATCAGACGGAAAATCACACACGACCAAGTCCGTGTCGTTCGGGTAGTCTTGTCGGGTACGCACGAGGACATGATGAATATACAGGAAAAAGGAAAGCTTGATGAATGGTGCAGCGACAGCATCCAATGGCTGCAAGCCACATTCGGCAAAGACAATGTGGTTGCCGCCCATTTGCACATGGACGAGAAGACTCCGCACATCCACGCAGCCGTTGTTCCTATCGTGACAGGTGAAAGGCGCAAAGCCAAGAAAGAACAGGCTGACGGTAAGCGCAAGTACCGCAAGAAAACAAATTCCGTCCGTTTGTGTGCCGACGACCTGTTCAACCGACAGACCCTGATTGCCTACCACGACAATTACGCAAGGGTGATGGCGAAATACGGATTGCAGCGTGGGGTACGGGGGTCGGAAGCACGGCACACTACCACCATGCAGTATTATCGGGACTTGAAAAAGAAAAATGAAACCCTTGAAACCGAAACCAGACTGTTACAGGAAAAGAAAGCGGAGGCGCAGGAGGAACTGAAACAGGTAAAAGCAGAAATCCGCACCGACAAGCTCAAAAGTGCAGCCACTGATACGGCAACCGCCCTTGCAAGCAGTGTGGGTTCTCTTTTCGGAAGTGGAAGAATGAAATCGTTGGAACGCAGGAACGAGGATTTGCAAGACCGCATCCTTGAACTTGAAGACGAAGCCCGACAACGGGAACGGCAACAAGCCGAACAGATACAGGAGATAAGAAACGCTTACGAGCAACAGCACCGCAAGCTGTCGGAGTTTATGGATTTTGTCAGACGCTACTTTCCGTATGTGGAGAAGCTTATACCTGTGGTAAACTTCCTACGTGAACGTTTGGGTTTCAATGACAGAATAATCAGAAGACTGTGCGAGTTCAAGGAGGTCGGAATAAAAGGTAAACTCTATTCTTCCGAGTTTAACCGAAGTTTTGAGACCCGACATTCCGTCTGCTCCATCAAACAGGATGAAAACGGTAAATTCGATTTCAAGATAGACGGGGTTTCTCACGTGAACTGGTTCAGAAAGAAAATGAATGAGTTCAGAAAAGCCATCGGAATACCGAAGCCAAGACAGAATAGAAGTATGAAGTTGTAAATCAAAATAAAATCCGTGATTATAAAATGTTGCATCACGGATTTTTTGTACTTTTGTAATACACAAAATCTCAATTATAAAAGTCATAAAGTCATTTGATAGAAATAGCTTATTGTCACATTTGTGGTGGACTTTAATAGGGATAAAATGCTTATTATTTGGGGAATTATATATATCATCTGTCATTCCAATATGCACAGGAATTATCATTATACTTTGTGGTTGGCTTAATAATTCAAAGAACAAGAAAGTTGCAATAATTGCTAATGGTTTATTGGTATTATATACATTGATATTTGCCATTTATACTTGTATGTTGATAGCAGTAGCATCACCCGAGTCATGGTTTGCTATTCTTCTTTTATTGATTGCTCTCATCAATATTTTCATTTGCATTAAGAACATCTATAATATTTTCAAATTATGAAGAAGTGGCAGAAAATAGTCGGCATTATGTCCCTTGCAGTTTTGGCAATAGTGAATTACGTGATATTCTGGTTGTCATATATGCAAACGGTATCTTCATCTTCTATTGAGGAAGTGCTATCTGATTCTCATAATGCTTTATGGAATGTTTACTATCTTGTAATTAGCAATTATTTTATTATAATATTCTTTTTCATATGTCTTTGGAGGAAAGGAGGTAAGCAATGAAACAAAACAGAAAAAATGCCATTAAGCGTATTATTCTTTCATAGAATTATTATACCTTTGCAAACGAGTTACTTGAAATGCAAGTCAAGGTAAAACGTTGCAGATAAAACTGTTGCCAAGTCATTACCTTAAAATTGGATAATTCTCCCAAAGTGTAGATACTAATTGAAAAGTGCGCTGTATTCTAATTGAAAAGAGCTCCATCCATAACTTGTTACAAAATTACTATAAGTTTAAAATATTCATTTATCTTGTCTCATTTTTTGTGTTTCCTTAAGCCTATAAGACAGTCCGGTCATATTAACCAGA